TTAGATTAGATGCACAATTTGATTCAGGGTGAGTAGCTGAGGAACATAAAGTTTCTCAACTCAAAGGTTGCTCCTTTTGGTCTGCAGCCCTCGTTAAGAGGATAACTGCAAACTTAGCTAAACAAATTTTCAAAATTATGAAGAATAAAAATCAAAAAAATTTATCTTCCATTTCTTTTAAGAATTTGTCTAGACTGATTCTGTCACAAGATACTAAGTTGATCTCGCTTAAGAACCCAGAGTTCTTAGCTTTCTTTAAAGAATTTGGTTGACAAATTGTCAAACTTATTCTTCACAAAGAAAGAAAGGTAACCCCAAAGTTAAGATTTTTATATCGTTTTTTCCTGTATCTTTTAGTTTTAAATAAAAGACACGGGGATTTATACGTTATAAAGTACCTTAAGGCTTCTCAACTTGCTATCCAAAAGAGTATAGCAGGGACTCCATTCAAATCTCTTAGAGAGATAGAACCTGATTTTCCCTTTCCTAGGTTAACTAGGAAGGGATTACCAGTATTCATAGGAACCAGAGATAGACAATCCATAGCTAATGGGTCTATTTCTAGTATCCAATTCTTTCTTACCATTTTTGGTATTTATAGAGTGCTGAATGGGCCAGTAAAGGCTAAGTTATCAACGATAACCGATCCTTTTTCTGGCCATAGTGAGTATTTGGAAAAATCGTTAGGGCGAATAGAAAAGCTTTCTACTAGCCTTATTAGAGTTCCAAAACACTCGTTATGTTCATCCTTACTATTTCTTCAGACCTCCTCTCCTAACTCTAAAGTTAGTTGGAAAGGGTTTTATGCTGATTGTTATGCTCTAACGCGATCTTCTATATGAGACGCAGTTAGTTCTTGGTTGCAGCTTACATCTTCTCATCATTTCCTCAAGTTAATTGAGATTATGGCGAAGAAGGTTAAAGCTGGTTACAATCCTTTAGTAAAAAACTCTCGTATATTATCTGTCTCTTTTACTAGAAAAAGCGATCTCGCTATTTTTAGTTTGGAGGATATCAGAGAAATGTACGGTGACTTGGTTGATAAATATGGTACTTTTAAATACAATTATCTTACTAGCTTGTACGATAAACGTATTGAAAAAGAGTCAATTTATCACTTGGGCCAACTATCTTTTAAGAAAGAAGCGGCTGGAAAACTTAGGGTTTTTGCGATGGTAGACGTAGTGACTCAGTCTCTACTTCGGCCTTTGCATGATCTTTTGTTTTCTATACTTAAAACTATTCCTAACGATGGTACTTTCGATCAATCAGCTGCTTTTTCTAGAGCAGTTGAAAAATCAAGAGTGACCGGTCATTGCTTTGGTTATGATTTAACCGCTGCAACTGATCGGTTGCCAATTAGTCTTCAAATAGCGATTTTAAAATCAATAATTGGAGACAAATTAGCATCATTATGGGGTATCATTTTAGTAGGGAGAGAATATATAATCCCGCCTAATCCTTATGATATCCCTGTGGGTAGTCTTAAGTACTCTGTAGGGCAGCCTATGGGGGCGCTTAGTTCTTGAGCTATGTTAGCCATTTCTCATCATATGATTCTTCAATTCTGTTGCATTCTAATAGGGAAACCCGTTAAATGAAATACAGATTACGAAGTTCTGGGAGATGATATTGTAATTTTCAATGATCATCTTGCAAGAAAATATGTAGAGGTAATGGCCTTGTTTGGAGTTCCTCTTAACTTATCTAAATCAGTTATTTCTTCACAAAAAATACCTGTTGTAGAATTTGCTAAGAGAACCTCCTTCAAGGGGGAAGATGTTTCACCATTATCTCTGAAAATGTTCCTTAATCAAAGGACTTTTCAGGGTCGGTTAGCTACTACTTTGTGATATTGAGATCGTTTCCAATCTCATTACTTAAGTAATTGCTATACCATAATGGCCTCTTATAGACGAGACAACAGACCAAAGACAAGTTCTCTTGTTAAATTGGCTCTATTATCAACTCTAGTTAAGAGAGGGAAGATTCCTTTGGATTGGATTCTTATGAAATTGAAAGATTCTCATTCATTAATTAAGGTTTTTGGTAAGATTATCTTACTGAAATTACCCGAAGATTGAGCTTCTTCTTTAATAACGAAAGTTCTTAAAAGAGAAGATTTTTCTTCATTAATTCCGAGAAAATCCTTTTCATATGAAATAGAGGCTCGGTATTACAAAGTTAGTCTTGTCAAAGAGATTCAAAAGATAACATCTCGTTATTCTATTTCTTCTCTTGAACATACTAAGTATTGTTTTACTGAGGCATGTGGAGCAAGATCCATCGTCTTTAAAAGGACTTTGGATTCTCTACTTGCTAAGGCCGGACTTACTATTCTCTTTTACAAAGACTTAAGTCTCGAGAAATATTCATTAGAATTTCTTCGGACTATCTTAATGGAAGTGGAATCAGCAAATTCGGTTCTTACTCTCTATAAGCTTGAGAGCGCTAAGAGTACTTCAACCATTAGTGACAATTTAAAACTGTTGCAAATGATTGAAAAAAGTTTTCGAAACGTTGTAAGAGAAGATCAAAAATCTGCTCTTATGGCGTCTTGAACAATGATATCTTAGCCCTGGGTCCTAGGTGATTACTAATCCCTTGGTCAGGTTCTAGCCATTT